AACATCTGGCAATCCCTCCTTTAGTGTTCTGAGGCAATTGCAATATCTGTGTGAACTTACACATGCTCTACGACGATGTGACAGGGGTACTGATGCAATGCATCTCGCGAATACCCCTGTCGTGTCGCCGGAAAGCAAAAAGCCCAAGGCGTTAACCTCGGGCTTGAATTCTTTGTGTGTCGACAATCGAAGCTATGGCGACGATATCAGATTTACATGAAATATATGCCTTTCAGTTCGGTTTTGCAAGACTTACATCTAAATTTGTCGCCTTTTGTTGTGAACGTGATCGCGTTACCGATATGAGAGCGTCGCTATCAAGCTTCACAAAACTGCTGCGCAGCGCCAGCCAATGAGGGAGGTAGGTTTCTGTCCATGTGGACTTTGCTACACCAACCAGCTCCGCCAGCGACTGGTATTCATACGTCTCCCGCCCTGCCAGCTCGGCTTTGACATCCTGCGCGGCCAGCCAGATAAGTTGACGAAGGCGATCGACAGTCTTCTTCGCAATGCGTACGCCGGCCAGCTTCTTGCTGAATTGCTCCCATGCCCACCGGGTGATCGTCTCCTGGTGCTCCCAGCGGATATTGTCGCTGTAATTCCACAGCAGCCACGCTTTCTGATGCTCTTCCAGCGACAGCAGAGCCCGGCGCCAGCTGGCCGTCGAATACTCAACAGGCAGAACGAGAGCGATCGATGAACCCTTAGCGCGTGACTGGCTGCCACTCATCGGCGGGCCATCCGGGTTAACCATTTTTTGCTTTGCCTCGCTATAAACTTTCTTCCGGCCACGGCTGCGCGCCGTAGCGGTAAATTGCGCGTTCTCTGCAAAGGCCACCAGTTGCCCTTTCGTCGCACCGCTCAGATCGGCGGTGGCCACTATCAGCTGCTGGCGAACATACTGGAGGTATTGGGTGTTCATTTGGCAGCCTCTTGGTCGTGAAATGAAGGAATATAGAAATTTGCATATAACTGTCTGGCATACTCAGTCCTGGCTTTCGCCGCTTCTTGTGCAGTAGCAAAAAGACCAACGTAATGTGTTCTCCCGTTGGCCACTATGCTCGCCTGCCATTTCTTCCCTAACTCATTCCAGTACACCCCGGTAAATCCAGACTTATTTTTGCTTTTAGCTGCTCTATTTGCCGAGTTTTGAGAAAATGTAACGGCTCTTAAATTTTCAATGGCATTATTCGAACGATTCCTGTCAATGTGATCTATAACCTCAGGCTCATCCCCGTACACATATAGCCAGGCAAGCCTGTGGGCCTTTCTGTTCTTTCCATAGATACGAATAACTCTGTATCCCTGACCATCAATGCATCCTGCAATATCGCCAGGGTGCGCACTAGATGAGGCCTTTATTTTCCATCTAAAAATGCCGGTCTGCGGGTCGTATTCAAGGAGAGTCCTTAACAGCTCTTGGGTTATTGATTTTTCTGATTTACTCATAACTCCCCCTTGAGAGACTTGCGATGAAATTGCGCAAAATTAAATAGTCAACCAGCACGGTTCCGCGGCTACGCAAGAGGCGGAGCTTTTTCCAGCGGTCTCGGATGCGTTCGATAATGTCGTGGTTCATGCGGCCTCCCGCTGTTTCAGTGCTTTGAGCTTGGCGCGGTACTCATCGCGGATACGAATAAAGTCTTCCCGGCGGTAGTTGGTCATTTCGTGGGGTCCGTTAAGCCAGTCGACATACTCCTGTCCGTAACGAGCGACCAGGCCAGCTTCGTATTGCTGAGCAACCGTCAACTCTTTGGCGGTGTACTTACCGGCCCCGGCATTGCACGATTTGCACTGCTTATGAGCGTTGCGCTCTTCAAAACGCAACTCAGGGTAAGCGCCGACCGTTTTGAAGTGGCCGCAGTCCCACTGGCCGCCATGCAGATCAGGCGGGTTGGTCTCGCCGCAACTGATGCATGGCAAAGCAGCATCACGAGCGCGGATGTAGGCGTTGAATGCCTTCTGAGCCTGGGCTTTGTAGTAACCGTTAGGTCTGAGCTCAGCCAATCTTGCTTTACGGCGCTGGCGCCCCTCTTTCTCGGATTCGCGCTGGCGCTTAACCGCTCTGGCCTTCGCCGCTTCCCGGGCTTTTGCTGTCTGTTTTTTGCCGATCGCGCTAGCGCATTCAAAACTGCATACCACCTGCCCTTCCCGGGCAGGATGGAACCATTCGCGGCAGTGGGCGCATTTACGACGTGCTGGTTTACGCATGTGGCCTCCGTGCTCTCAGGCGTAGCCACTTCTTATCGACCAGGCGGGCGGTATAGTCTTTCAGGGTCGGGATGTCGGAAGGCTTATCTTCGACCTTGCGCTTGCGGCGCGCAGGCACGCGGAAGATGCCGCGCTCAATTACTTTGGCGAGAAGGCTGCTCATCAGGCCTCCTGCTTTTGCTGCAGTTGCTGATATTCGCAACCGTGTGGAATGGTGAGAGCCAGACCAAACTGAGCGCACCAGGCCTCTACTTTGGTCAGGAAGATGTGCATTTCGCCGGTATCAAGATCGGAGGTATGCCGGGGTTCCCAGGTTGTGGTTTTCTCACCGGTGATGAAGTCGGTGTATGTCACCTCTTCGCAGCCGAGATAGGTCTTTTTTAGGTTCCGCTTAACCCACTCGGGAGTTGCGTCGGTACGTCCTGAGTTAATCAGGTATTCGCTGATTTCCGCGTACCACATGTGACTGAGTGCGTTCTGGCTCAGGCTGCGTTTTTCACGCCACTCTTTGACCTGCAGGCGAAGACATTTCCCGTCAGAGAGCTGCTCCTGAAGAATCTTGCCTATAGCGCTGAAGTTGCCGTTGTGCAGCTTGATGCCGCATTGAGGGATGTTCACGCTTCACCTCCGCAGAGGCTAAACGCTGAATGCAGAAAATCGCCGGAGGCTTTCGCCATCGGTGACAGGGATTGCTGTAAGGTTTTGTGCGCCATGTGTCCCCACTTGGCGCCGGGGTAAAGTTGTCAGTTGTCCAGACTGACTAAGTAATTATCGCCCTTCCCGGGGATAAAAGCAAAATGAGCATATACGATAAAACCCCTCAGGAGAGGGGTTTGATTTCAACTGGAGGCTTTGCGTTCTGCGGGGGATTTAGGCATCGCCAACTTCCTCAAGAATCTTTGAAGCATCGATTTTACTAAGGCGATTAACCATGGCTTCCATCTCCCTGCGCATGATTTTTTGAAGCACCCTATCTCTTCTGAAATGGCAAGGTTGTGGCCTGTGCTTACGCTTTTCACGAAACGGAAGAGATGATGATTGCCAGTATCGCTTTCTGAGCGCCCCAGACTGCACCATGTCAGACCTGACGATTTCGCCTACCGTACTAGCCCTCGGCATCACCTCACCTCCTGCGGCCCAGCCGGCAGCGGCATCCAGTGGGTTATATTCTTGGCAATGAATTGGTTTGCCTGCCAAGCACCAAATATGAATGCGTAGGTAGTTACGTAACGATTATCCCAGCAAAGATATGCCCCATCATTTTCCGGCATCCGCTCGCTTACCGAAATCCATTTACCCGGTACGGTGGCAGGGTCACTGCCGGGAGACTGCGGGGCGGCTGCTAATGTGGAGTCGATGATATGCTGGCGCATCCAGTTAGCCCCACGCGCAAACACGTCTACTGGGTCTCCATAGTAATATCCTATTTCATATGCCTGCTCTGCTGTCATCTCGTCAGGAATTACCAACACTGGCTGCGCGTGGCGATAGAGCGGAATAACCTTGAAACCACTCAACCACAAATCTCTTGCGCGCCCATCGTGACTGGTGACATGCCACATATCGAGATGATGCCATGCCCACAACACTGGCTCGCTGTCCATTGCGGCCTTGCGGCGTTCCTGTAGCTCTTCCAGAGCAATCGTCAGCGCGTAATAAAACGAGTGGTCAACTCGATTGTCGGCGAGTTCTGCGTTATCGCGCGCCAGTTTGACACTGTTCAAAAGCTGGATGACGCTGTTTTCTGCTAACTGGTTATTTGTCATTGGTTGGCTCCCCTTCCAAGTTCTGCGCAAATAAATCCTGCTATAGTCGCGCCGCAGTGCCCGGCAATAAGCGCCCAAACAGGCACGTCAATCTTTGCCGCTACCATGCTTATCGGCGTAGCTCCCAAGCCGATGAATGCAATAGTGAGATAAATTTTCCAACGTTCTGCCATCACTCAGCCTCCATCTTGATGCCAGCGGCGGTGAGGCGTTTCTCAACCTCATCCAGGCAGCAATTCCAGGCATTCCCTGCAAACGGAACGTTTGAACTATCAACTTGGAGGGAGCTTCACTGTGCGGGACTCCAGCTCGGCGATGCGCTGGCGCAGTGCTTCAATCTCCATCTCTGCAGCATCGGCATAATGGACGTTTTCATGCTCCAGCGGCGGCAGATCTGGAGTGTTCACGCCAAACAGCGCCGCCAGTGCTCGATAGTTCTGCTCGCTGTGATAGCGACCTTTGCAGCGAACAAGCTTTTCGGCTGCTGCGCGGATGGCCTCAAGCTCATCAATTTTCACGTCGCTTTCGCAAGCCTGCTCATGTACCCGGGACGCCACCCGATGCCAACGGCGCTCGGCTGCCTGCGCCTTCTCCAGCTTTTCACTGGTCGACTCAGCTGTTTTTCTCCACGTTGCGCAAATACGTTTCTCTGATTCCAGTGCCTCTACCAGCTCAACGTTTCGTTTTCCTTTGGCCTCAACCTGTCGATACAGCTCATCCCAACTTTTTGAGTTGTCGCGCACCAGACTTGTCACGCGCTCTTCACGTGACTTGTAATACTCCAGCGCCTCTACCAGCGCGAGAACGTTGGCAGGGTTAGCGGCCTGGACGAACTCGCAGTTCTCCGCTGCATCTGGACCTACGAAGTGCGCGATGATGAATCCGCCGTTGGCCTGGTCATTTGCGCTACAACACGCTTCCCAGCCGTCGCCAGATTCTTTAACCCAGTCGCCGTTACTCGCTTTCTCTGCCGCCGCTTTCAGGCTCTGCGCCAGTTCGGTGATATCAGTCATGCTGCATCCTCACATTCGTGACTTTTCGGATCGTCGGCTTTGTAATAACCGCCGCACAAATTGCAGCGGACTTCTGCCACATCGTCATAATTAGTAGTCCCGGTAATCATTTGTCGGCCCCCTCGCGCAGTTGCTTGGCGAAGTCGTCAGCAGCAAGTGCAATCCCTTTTGCTAAAGCGTCAAAAAACTGGTCATCACCAGGAATTCGAAGTTTTGCCGCAAACTCCTCCACCCCGTCAGCCTTAATCCCGGCTACGATGCGATCGGTGGCGGGGGTGGCAGGCGCATGCATAATTGCGACAAGCATTGCATCATGCATGCAATCCGCATCAGAGCATCCAAGCGCCTCTGCTGTTTTAAACTCCCGGTACATGTTTTTGAATGCATCCGTTTTGCACCATGCGTTGATGTCCTTCAGCGCCACATTCTCCGCAGCCAGTTGAGCATTTTGGTCTGCCAGCATATTCCCGGTTTTTATGGCGGCATCCAGTGAAGCGCTGCAAATGCGAAACTCTTTAGCCAGCTTCAGGAACTTCTGCTCTCTGATCGACAGCTCGCCTGCGCTCTCCATGGAGGCGATGAGCTTGTTTACTGCCTGTAGTGTGATAGTCATGCTGATGTTCTCCCGTAAACAGCCAGTACCCGCTTCATCGCCGGGCTTTGCCGACACTCGTTGAAAATCTGATTGGTGCTCTTCCTGCCTGCAATCTCTTCTTCGGTGGCCAACCGGTAGTAAACCGTACGCCACACGCGAGCTTCCGCTACCAGCACCCCCTGCTTTGCCAGGATATTTGCAGCCTGGTTGATGCAGGTATGCGTCATTCCGGACGCTGCGGCGACATCTGGAGAACTGCAGGTTTTATGCGTTTTCAGGTAGTTCAAAATTGCGTCTTTTCCTGTCATCAAAATCCACCCCGCTTGGTTGGTTTTTGCTCTTTCTCGCGCCGGCGCTGACTGGCAGCTTCCTGATCGCAGTCATAAATCGCTCCGTGACGTTGCTCGCAATAGACAACACCAGTCTCACCATGCCGGTTAAGGCGCAGGAGGAGCTCTGTGTCGCTCTGGTTTGCGTTCTCGTCGTAGGCGCCCTCCCGGTATATGGCCAGCCAGTAATCGCAGTCCTGCTCTATCTGGCCTGTGTCGCGGGAGTCGCTCGGCAGCGGTCGCTTGTTGGTTCGCTTCTCCAGATCCCGGTTGAGCTGAGTCAGGAGAACGACGACGCAATCCAGCTCCTTAGCAAGAATCTTCAGGCCTTTGGTGATCAGCCCGTAAGCAAGGTCATTTCGCTCTGCCTTATCGGCAGTCATCAGCGTCAGGTAGTCAACAAGGATCATTCCGACCTTGCCGCGTTCGCGCTTGATGCGACGTGACTCAGCCATGACATGCGCCAGTGAAATACCCGGTGTGTCATCAATCAGGAGATTGTTGGTTTCAATAAGGGCGCCCATTACACCGGTGGCCTTTTGCAGATCGCTGTTCCAGTCCCCGCGATAGCCGTAGTCATCCTTAGTCATGTCCGGGTAAAACAGGTTTGGAGAGATCCTCCCCTTCTGCGCAGTGATTTTCTCCACCATCTGCCCTTCCGGCATTTCGAGGGAGAACATAAGGGCCGGCTCGTTCTCGACCGTCGCGCAGTTGATCCCCATCTGGGTGTAGAGCGTGGTTTTACCCATCTTCGGGCGTGCGCCTATAACAAACAGGCTGCCACGCACAATGCGCTTCACACCGAGAAGTTCATCCAGAGAGCGGATCCCGGTCGACAACCCGCGGGAACGGCCATCCGGCTTGAGCCTTTCGTCGAATTCTGCTGACCAGTCAGTAACAGCGTCATAGAACGTGCGAAGCCCAGTCCGTCGCCCTGTTTTTACGTGCTCGGTTATCTCAGTGAATAATCCCTGAATTGCGTCAAACTTCTGTTCTGCCGTCATGCCGTTGCGGGCATAAAGCAACTCGATCGCCTTCGTTGTTTTCTCGATGCCGTAGCGCTCCATAGCGGTCTCACGAACACGCATCGCATATGCCACGATGTTCGCCGCGCTTGGCGTGTTCTTCGACATTTCAGCCAGGTATGCAAAGCCACCAACGGTCTCTGTCAGCCCCTTGCTTTCCAGAGCATCAAACAGGGTCAGCAGATCGACAGGCTTATGGTCGCGGTACATCTGGCGCATTTCAGCAAAAATGACCTGATGAGGGCGCGCGTAGAACGATTCTGGCTTGAGAATCGAAAGCACCTTCTGAGTACGCTCACTGTTGTCATCGTCAAGCAGGAGCCCGCCCAGCACGCTCTGCTCTGCTTCAATGCTGTGCGGAGGGGTCATGAAATCAGAGGTCATCACAGGCCCCCTCGCGCGTTTTGGCGTAGACATCGACGTTCAGGAAGTATTCCAGCGACTTGCGGCGCCAGGTTTTCCCGGTGCGCTGATCAGGGCGATTCTCAAGCATCCAGCGGCAGTTACTGGCGATGTAGCTCAGGTAAGACTCCCAGTCGGCCAGGGTAAAGCTGTGGCCATCAAGCTGACGGGTAATTTTGTTGGCTTTCTGCCAGAACGAGCGGATCAGGTTGCGGCGCTTATCAGTGAGGACCCTGATCCCCTGCGCTTCCGGTAGCACCTGGTGATAAACATCGACAACCTGCTCACAGCTGAGGGACTGTTTTTTAGGTTCGGATTTTGGTGACGCTGATGCACTCTCTTCTACGTCAGTAGAAGAGATATTATTTAATATATTGTTTGTGGCACTTTGTTGGCATTCTGTTGGCACAACCTCGCCGGTACGCAGCGTGGTTACTGGGTTTGCGTTGGCACTTTGTTGGCATTCTGTTGGCACAAAAAATTGCTGATAATCGTCATATTTGGTGACGGTTAAGAGTGTAAATTTCTTGTTTGCCAGGGTGGTGATCATGCCCATTTTCGCGAACTTGTTCAGCAGGTACTTAACCCTGTCAGGTGCTATTCCCGTGTCTTTCGACAGGGTATGTCGCCCGGTGATCACCTGACCGCGGGAAACCGGATACTCACCAAGCTCTGTGGTTACCATCCCGTCAGCTGAATTCACCTCCATGATGAGATGGATCCACAGATGGACGGCTTCACTGTCGGTCTTGTAGAACGGCAGTTCTCTTACTTTACGGTGCAGGAATACCAACCCCTGCCCTGATGGCTGAGGTTTCTCCATGGGCTTCTGAGACCCTCTAAAATCGGATATGCGGAGAACGTTACTCACGGCCTTCCTCCTTCCGTTTCAGCTCTTCCAGGATGGCGCGCATTTTCATGCCAACCACCGGGTTAACCGAGCGAATGAAGCGGTCGCGGGTAACATTTTTGTGTGTTTGTGCCTGGTAAAATCTGTTGCTCTTAGGCATAATTACTCCTGTGAATTGATCCAGTTAATTCGCGTAGAAAGCCGTTAGTGTTAGCGCACTGCGGCTTTCGCCTTTCTGTTCCCACTCATGCTTCAAAATCACCTTTCTCTCCCGGCCTGTTAGAAATCAGGATGGCCAGCAGTAGCGACATGTTCGGCAGCAGGCTTTCCCGCCAGCGACTCACCGTCGACTTATTCACTCCGGCCACTTTGGCGATATTCGTGGTTCCCAGTTCAGCTATCTGGCTGTGTAACCAGCTTTCTATCCTGCGAGCCTCCACTTTGTTGCGTGTCGTTGAACTCTCCATTTGCGATACTTCCTCTGGTGTTGTTTGGAATGGCCGCTGGTTAGGCGGCCGGTGAATGCGCACTTAGCAACTGTGCAAGGTCAGGCCGGATCTCTGCCGCCTTAATCTTGCCGTTAGTCGCAGACACGATTTTCATCACATAGCGGGCATCTATTCCGCCGCCATGCAGCCAGCGCCAAACTGTCGGCTGTGCTACGCCACACAGATCGGCCAATTTTTTCTGACTTCCAGCGATATCAATTGCCTTCTGGATGGTTTTGTTCGTCATGTTCCAATTCCTATAAGTATTGGTGCAAAGTGATAATAGCAATGCGTATTGGCTTTAGCAATAGCAAAACGTGTTTTGACCAGTAATACGCAAGCGTATAAATTTGAAATTATGAAAAAAGAAACTCTTGCAGATCGTCTAAACGAAGCCATGAATTTGGCTGGAATGTCCCAGGGGGCGCTTGCTAAGGCCTCAGGTATTGCTCAGCCGACCATTTGGCGCCTTGTAAGCGGAAACGCCAGGGGATCAACAAAAATTGTCGAGATAGCTAATGCTTTAGGCGTCAGGTCTGAATGGTTATCAACCGGCAATGGACCGATGCGCGATGATGGCCAGCTTCCTCGTGCTGCCCAGGTTAAAAGTCAGGATACTGATGCATTCAGGATTGATGTGCTGGACCTTATGGTTAGTGCCGGTCCGGGCATCGTGAACCAGGAGTTCGTGGAGATCCTCCGCTCCGTAGAATATGCACCGGCGGAAGCGCGCCACATGTTCGATGGACGCAAGGCTGAGAGCATCCGTATCATTAACGTCCGCGGAGACAGCATGTCTGGGACGATCGAGCCTGGCGATCTGCTGTTCGTGGACATCAGCGTTAAGAGCTTTGACGGCGACGGGATATATGCGTTCCTGTACGACGACACTGCTCACGTGAAGCGCCTTCAGAAGATGAAGGACAAGCTGCTGGTTATCTCAGACAACAAGAGCTATGCAGCATGGGACCCGATCGAGAAAGACGAGATGAATCGGGTGTTCGTGTTCGGCAAGGTGATAGGCAGCATGCCGCAGACGTACAGGAAGCATGGGTAAAGCCTTAGCACGCAGAGGAAGCATGTCTGATCTGATTATCCCAATACTCATTACTTTGCTGATTATCGGACTAGTTGGGATAGCGCTCAGGTTGGAGAAGGTATTCTTCAAGCGAAGGGAGGAGCGGAATGACTTTGAATAAATCAGTGCAGAAGGTTGATTTGATGTATTGAGGGAATGAATCATCTCCAACGCAATGATTATTAATATCTTTTTGTAAGTCTATGATGACCGGATAATTTTCTGGTCGCTTTTTTCATTACACACGGTAAACTTAGGATTAAATTATGAAGTCGGAACTGGCGGAAGTTGCGAACGATATGGTAGATACAAATAAGAAATATTTGATCTGGAACAATAAAGGCGGCGTTGGGAAAACGTTTTTGACCTATAATCTTGCTGTCGAGTATGCAATAGCGCATTCGGATGAAGATGTAGTCGTTATAGATGCCTGCCCTCAATCAAATGTTTCTGAGATTATTTTGGGCGGCAATGGAGTTGGAGAAGAAAATCTTAACAACCTCCGTGATAGAAATACTACTATAGCTGGTTACATTAAAGAGCGCTTTAGCAACTCTCCACTTGCACGCCTGGGGAATGAGTCTTCATATTTTGTTAAGGCTCATTCTGTAAATCCAAAAATGCCAAACAATCTTTATCTTTTACCAGGTGACGTAGACTTAGATATTTGTTCAAGGCTTATTGCGCATATTGGATCCTCACCGGTTAAAGAAGCTTGGAAAAAAAGTCGATCACTTTTGATAGACCTCATCGCTTCATTTGAGGCAGATAAAACTATTTCCGAGAGGCCTAAAACGTTTTTTATTGACTGCAACCCTAGTTTTGCAAGCTACACAGAACTTGGAGTTGTCGCATCAAATCGAGTAATTATTCCATGTACAGCCGATGCTGCCTCAATTCGTGGTATCAAAAACTTAGTTAAATTGATTTATGGAGTTTCTATTGATAGCACTGAACAAGACGAAATGTTCCTTGATTTCAACAAGGAAGCAAAACAAAGTAAAATAGAATTCCCCAAGCTACATCTATTCGTCCAAAACCGATCTCGAACCAACGAAAGCGACGCTGCAAAAGCATTCAAGTCGCACGCTGAAGAAATAAAAAGAATCACATCTGAATTATTAAAAACACACCCTCATTTATTTACTGATGAAAGCATTGATGATCGCGTTAAGCACGTTAAAGATGGCAACACTCTTGCCGCAATCATTAATCATGAAGGCTGCCCATTAAGCAATCTTCAACACAAAAGTTACACTATTTATGGTATGGCAACACAAGCAAATAAAGCTCAAATTGATGCTTTAGAAGCTGATGTAAATGGTGTTGTCTCCTGTATCTGATTAGTTAACTTGATATTGTAACCAACAATCATTATCTATTTACAATCCACAACCCGGCCCCCGCGCCGGGTTTTTACTGCCCTACTCTTCCCGCGGCATCAACACATCCAGTGCCAGCTCTACCGCCAGATCTACCTGCTCACCCTGCCACAACACCTGAATCATCTCTATCAGCGCCTCTCTTGAGGGCTCGCGCTTCTCAACCAGCAGCTGCATAACCGCTATCCCGATGACCTGCGCTATCTGCTGATGCATCTCTGTGAAAAACTCATCCTCATTTGACATGCCGCCACCCTTGCTGATGTTTTTTTGAGCACAACAGCACAATAGCAAAAAATAAATTCATTTAGCTATCAATGGTTTAATAGCCATTGCTATCAATTAATATCAATACGTATTGCTATGGTTAATACTCATTGCTATTATCATCTCATCCAAACAACACCGGCAACGCCGGGTAATCGTAACAACGCTCAGCTGGCCGGCTTTAAGGCAAAGGTGAAGAGATGATCCGCAAAGAAGACAAGCCTGCATGGCGTAATTTTTGGTTAAAGGTCGTTCCGTTTTTGGTTGCTGTTATCGCAGTTAGCTATCCGTGCTGGGGTGGCAAATGAGCAAACAAGGCATTCGTTCACTGATTTACTGCCTGCTGATCTGCGGCGTTATCTGGACAGCGTTGATTATCAAAATTCTGCACGTTACGGGGGTGTTCAATGGCTAACTCAATTCCTAACAACGGACGCGCCGTGATGATGCGCAATCGCCGCACCGGAGCCGCCTGGCTGGTCAGCTTCGACTATCGCGACGGCAGCTACTGGCATGAGCCGCAGGGCAATCTGCGCCACATCCGCCGGCCATACGCATCACGCAATATCGAGCCGAACCTGGTTCCAGCCGGGACGCATTAACCACGCATATCAGCGCACGAATTTAACTGAGCTATCAGGCAGCCATTACGGTGCCGGGATTCTTACAACCAAATTTCAGGAGCGAGCTATGAACGCATACCGCGCATATGACGCTATCGAAGAACGGAAATGGGCTGAACAGTCGCTCACCGAAGAGAAGCAAAAGTGGATTGACGATCGGGCGCAGGAAATTATCGACTCGCTGCCGAAAGAGCCGTCAGGGCTGTTCCGCTTCTCTGTGCCGATGGACAAAAGCCCATATGAAGGCCTCCGCAGCGATGCAGCTGGCGAGGCATATAACGATCTCATCTCGGCAGTAGCTTACGCCCAGGCGGAATACGACTGGGATCACCGCACCGGCTGCCCGTTTTAACTTTGGGGAATAGCAATGGCTAACGAACTTGTGATTACAGCCAGCTCTCTTGCTGAGCGAGGCATTGACAGCGCTACCTGGAGCGCCCTCAAAAACAGTATTTACCCTGGCGCCAAAGACGAATCGGTAATGATGGCGCTGGACTACTGCCGGGCCAGAAACCTAGATCCGCTTCTGAAGCCCGTTCATCTGGTGCCAATGAGCGTTAAGGACTCGAAGTCGGGTAAAAGCGAGTGGCGCGATGTGGTTATGCCAGGCATCGGGCTTTATCGGATTCAGGCCGATCGCTCCGGTGATTACGCTGGCGCAAAAGAACCAGAGTTCGGCCCGGACGTCACTCTGACGCTTACCGGTATTGAAGTGACCGTACCTCAATGGTGCAAGTACACGGTCAGCAAGCGCATGCCAAGCGGGGAAATCGTCGAATTCAGCGCGAAAGAATACTGGGTTGAGAACTATGCCACCGCCGGCCGCGACA